GATAGCGGATATTTTTATATAAGCCCAATAAATACAAATGGCTCTATAAATAGCAATATTAACATTGATTATGATGGAACAGCCAGAGAGCAGTCTACGAGACATATTCAAAAAAGCATTATAAAAAACCAAAGAGATAATGTTATAAAAATTGAAGATGAAACTAGCAAGTCTCTTAATATACAAGATATTCCAAGATCGATTCGCCGTATTGGTGATTTAAAATTTGAAGGACGTTTTGGTAATTATATAAATTTGTCATTTAATGATAATGATGAACAAGAAACTGTTATCAAAAATTCAAACTCTATAATATTTTTATCAAGTAATGATGAAGGTCCTAGAATTGAAGGCTTAACATATGATTCATTGTATGGATCAGAACAATCATTACAAAATACTGAATCAAATAAAATTATAATTGATTCAGACAAAGTAATAATGAGATCTAGAAACGGAAGTATATTTTTTGAAAGCAACGATAATATTGCATTTACATCAAATAAATCTATAACAATTGATTCATTAGAAAATATTTCAATTAATCCTGTAAACACCGGTGTTGTTCGTCTTGGTGGCAACGCGCAGTCTGCATCACAACAAGCAGTGCTTGGCAATGAGTTATCTGTTGTATTATTTTATATTGTTACAATATTAAATCAATTATCAGATACAATAACAGACAATGACTCAACAGCTAGATTTGAATCACCATCAGTTCATTTTGCATTTAAATCAATTAAGTCATTGATAAACGAACTAATATCATCTAATGATACAATATTTCAAGATATAAGTTCTAGAATTTTGTCAAATAAAGTATACATACAATGAGTTTTCGTACGTTACCAAAACTAGATCTTATTACGCCTCTTAATAAATTAACAGAAATTGCTATAAAGCAAATTAATTTAGAAACTAGATTAGATGAGCTAAGCGAAGAAAATATTGCTAAACAACAAATATCAGCACAATCTCCAAACCTGGATGAATTAAAAAATATACGACAAAAATCTGATGACATTAAAGCAACACGAAATGAATTGCAACGACAAATTGAGTCACAATCAGAAAAACAATATATTACATTTGAGTTAGAAAAACTAAAAGTAAGACAAAAAATAATAGAAGATGTTGAACTTCCCAAAATTGATAAACTACTAAGATTACAAGAAGCAAAATTAGATGAAGGTTTAGGCCTCGCCGACTCATTAAAAGATTTAAGAGATTCAATAGATTCATTATTCGATAAAATAGAATCAGCAATAAAAAGTATATCGGGCACTCCGCCGCTTGGTCCATTAGTAGCAAATATTTTACAAATTGTAGTTGATACAATTAATGAAGTATTATTTGTACCGCTTGTTGTAGCAATTACAGCGTTTGAATCTTCGTTAAAACTTGCTAGAAAACTATTTGTAAAATCTTAAATTGAATAATAACAATATTTATATTATAGCATAAACAGTATATTATGAAACAATCAAGTAATAAAAAATTAGTCTCATTAATAGATTCTATTGTAGAAAAAAGAATTAACAAGCTTTTACCGATGCTTGTTGAGCATGAAGTAAATAGACTATTAAAAGAACAAACTCAACCTCAACGCCAACCTGACAAACCACAAGTACAGAAAGAACAACCTGTATTTGATAAAAATAATATTACAGAATCTCTTAAAAGCATGGTAGGTGGCGACATGAATGAATTTAGAACACTTTCATATAACACACAAACAGGAATACCAGGTGTATCTAGTACGGCACAGCCCATGACAACGCCAGACGGAAGACCAATTGATACATCAAATGATACGGTCAAAAGTGTAGCTGAAAAAATATTTAACCCAAATATGGGCAAAGTATTTAAAAAAGCCAATCAACTTGCAAAAAATAAAAATGGTAGATTGTAATGAAACCAATTGGAATTGATTTACCTATTAGGCGAGGTACAAGCGGATTTTTTCAACAGACATTTGCTTCTACAGATGCAATTAAAGCAAATATAAAAAATTTGTTAATGACAAATTTCGCTGAAAGACCAATCAATCCTACATTTGGAAATAATATGAGGCAGTTTGTATTTGAGCAAGATGCAGCTGTTAATTTAAAAAAGCTAGAAAAAAATATAATAAATGCGATAGAATCAAATTTTGATTCTGTTAATATAAATGAAATAACGTTTGATCAACAACAAAATAATAATAAAATAAACATAGCAATAACATTTTCAATTACATCGATTCCAAATTTATTAGAACGTGTAAATGTTGAGCTAAAATCTGCAACGTAATGGCGCTTAATTCAATTAATAGAGATTTTGATAAACGAACACGTGATGTAAATCTTCTTGCAAAAGATTTTTCATCATATAGACAGCGTCTTATTGACTTTGCAAAATCATATTTTCCAAATCAATACAATGATTTTTCTAGCAGTAGTGTTGGAAATATGTTTATTGAATTAGTATCATATGCGTGTGATGTATTATCTTACAATGTTGATTATAATTTAAAAGAAAGTATTTTAACTAGTGCATCTGAACAAAAAAATATTATTTCTATTGCACAATCGCTTGGATATAAAGTACCACTAACATCTCCTGCAACAACAAGATTAAAAGTATACCAACTACTTCCAGACAATGATGGAGAGCCTGATTTTAGATATGCATTGAAAATAGCATCTGGAATGAAAGTAATTTCATCATCAAATTCTGACATTATCTTTAGAACTACAGAGGAAATAGATTTTTCAAGAAATGAAATTATTTCAGATCCAGATTCCAAATATAGTATATTTGAAGAAGATAATGATGGTGTTTTATTTTGGCTTTTAGAATATTATAAAGAAGTTACAGTTGTTGCTGAAAGACAACAAAAAACATTTACAGTTGATGTTTCAGATCCTAAACAATTTTTAACTATCGAAATTCCTGATGCTGATGTTACTAATATATTATCAATAACAGATTCTGATAATAATCCATATTTTGAAGTACAATCACTAGCACAAGATACAATAATAGATTCAGTTGAATTAACTAATGCTACTGAATTACCGAAATTTGAACCCGTTATAAGAAGAGTTCCTCGTAGATTTATAACGCGCGTTAATAAAAATTTAAAGTTAGAAGTACAGTTTGGTGCTGGAACATCTAATGACGAAGATAGTGATGTTATTAAATCATTAGATAATATTTTAAGCAATGCAACATCAACAGATGATTTACCAATTGATCCAGTATCATTTTCAACAGCAAAAACATATGGTAAAGTTCCATCGAATACTACATTAACAATTAGATATAGCGTGGGCGGCGGTGTTGAATCAAATGTCCCACAAAATGATTTAACAGGATTAAACGAAATTGATATTTTAACTCTTGATACTGCTGTTCCAGACGCTGGTGTATTATCAAATATAAAATCAACTGTATCATTTACAAACGACGAACCTGCGACCGGTGGTAGCGATATACCCACTATAGACGAAATACGCCAAAACGCACTTCAACACTTTTCTACTCAAAATAGAGCAGTTACCGCGTCAGATTATAAAGCACGTGTATTAGCAATGCCTGCAAAATTTGGTAATATTGCTAAGGCTGTGGCACGAAAGCATCAACCAGGTAATAATACAACACCAACGTCTACAATCGATATACATTTACTTGGATATGATTCAAATAATAACTTAACAACACTTAATACACAAACTAAAAAAAATCTATCTACATATCTAAATGAATATAGATTACTAACAGATGGTGTTAATTTATTAGATGGATTTATTTTAAATATTGGCGTTGACTTTTCTATATCAGTGTATAATGGATATAATTCAAACACTGTATTATTAAAATCAATAGAAAAAATAAAACAATTTTTTGATATTAATAAGCAAGATTTTTTTCAACCGATTTATTTATCTGATTTACAGCTTTCAATCGCTAATGTCGACGGTGTTAGATCTGTAAATGAAGTCAAAATAAAAAATTTAAATGGCGACGGTTTTAGTAATATCATATATGATATAGAT